TCAACATTTGTTTATCGCCTTGGGGACATTTGGGGACACTGACAATATTTCTATCGTTTTATCTTGTTCACGGGTCTTCTCTTCCTTGAGCATATGAGCGTAAACTTTTTGAGTAATGCTTGTATTTGCGTGACCAAGTCTAGCCGAAACGTAGTTAATTGAAACACCTTTATAAAGCAAATAAGAAGCGTGTGAGTGTCTAAGCCCATGAATAGTTATTGGTTGTAAATCTAACTTGTTTATTAGTGAATCGAGGCGATTTCTTACTGTTTGACGTCTGCAATTAAAAATAAATTCTGCGCTATTGTTTTTTTCATTGCTGATTATATTAGCCAGCTCATTGGTTATTTTTATATCACGCACAGAATTTTTATTTTTAGGCTTGCCAACAATATTCCCAGAACGTGATTTATTAACATGAATGTTGTCAAAGGGAATAGAGACGTCCTTGTGCTGTAAGGCTAGCACTTCTCCAATTCGCATTCCTGTTTCTAATGCTACAAGGATCGCAAGGCTCGCTTTATCTAATCTAGAGTGATATAAATAATCCTGTAATTTTTCAAATTCTGTAACTGATAAAGCGTTAGTTTTTTTGCTACGTTCTATACCATGTGGTTTAAGCCGTGTGAAGATATCATCTAAAATATATTTGTCGTAAAGAGCATCTTTTAGGCAAGCTTTAATTCTAGACACAATCAAAGTCATAGTACCTTTAGAAAGTGTTTTACCGATGGTATCAAGTCTAGATTGTAGAAGGGAATACGTTAAGTTTTCAAGGGTAATCCCATCAAACGATTCTTTTATGTGTCTTAATGTTGAAATATAAGTATTATAAGTTGACGGTCTTATATCGTTTTTCTTGTAAGTCTCCATCCACATTTTGAAGTAATCGGCAAATGTCATACTAGAAGCTATTATGCTTCTGTTTTGAAGCTTATCAGCTTCCATCATAATTGCCCAATCCTTAGCTTTTTTCTTTGTATCAAACGTTTTAGATACCTTACGTCGTACGCCACTCTGCATGACGGATACGACAACTCTAGTTCTTTTACCTCTTTTTTCAAATGATGCCATAATGGCGAACCTCCGTTCTCTTTTCGGAAGTAGCCCTCAATGCTAAAATAGACAATATTAAAGAGGGCTACTTAAAGTAGTTTTTTAGGGTTAAGTCACATCCATTACTTTGGCGAGTGGGGATGTGGCTTTTTTTGTTTATTAATACATTCTTACGGTATATACTTGTATTATACAAATATATAGAAAAGAGCAAAGAAATGGATAAATTAATTTATTTAGTTCCCGGATTTATTTCATATATAGTGCTAAGACCATTCGGATTGTTTAACTTCCAAAGTGATACTGATCGGCAATTGACATTAATCATTTTATCGTTAATCAATTCTGGTATCTCAACGACACTTAGTAGTTATTTGTGGAATAATAGTATTATCGCAATTTTCGTCAGTGCAATAATCATTACCATTATTTATTTCTGGTTATTCACTGCGTATAACAAATTCTCACAAACGATAGCTAATAAACTTAATATGAATCTTTATGATAATATGGGGACGATGGAACACTCGTTATCCCAAAATTATAAAACTAAAGATCAATTCCTAATTTCCTTTGATTTCGATAATAATTATATTGCGTCAGGTCAGGTAAAAAATGTTGATGATCAAGGAAATCAACAAGTAGAATTATATGGTATCAATGAGCATCAATATACCATTGGAGAAGCACGATTAATGTATGAGGAAAATGATTTGAATTCTATTATTGTAGATTACAAAAATAGAGTTAAATCATACGTCATTATTTTTTAGTTTTGGGCATTGGTGCCGGTCTAGCAGGTGCATTTGATTTGTCAATGTTTCTATTTTCATGATTAGGAGTATCTTGTGGTTGTAGCACTCTAGTTTCTTTATCGCTCATAATATCACCCCCTTAGCATTCCAAATTTGGAATGCTTTTTTAATTCCCACATACAAAGTCGAACTGTATCTAGCCACCGGAGTGGAAAGGAGATATCATCTAAGCTGAGGGCTATCAAGTATGATTAAAAATAAGCCAATGCAGATAAAGATAATCCCCCAAAACATCTGTGTAAACATACTACGATCCCCAAAAAAGAAACGTAAGACATTTAAAGTTCGACCAAGAGATATTATTAATGCTCCAATAGAAAATATAATTATTCCAATGATAGTCATAATACTCGTTTCCATAAACTATTCGCTCCTTTGTAAATAAAGTATTAATGTAACGCGGTATAGAATGTAAAAAATCCTAAAAAGACGCCGGGAATATTAGCCATAATAATTGGCCAGTCACGATCGGCCTTAAAGTAGCCATAAATTACCCATATAGTACAATTCACACCAGCTACAAGCGGTTGGATAGGATCTCCGTAATTGCCGTGTAGATTAGAAATTATTTGTGGGATATAAGAAACATACATTAGTACGGACATAACAGAAGCTAGACGTCCAATTATACGAATTACTTTAGTTTCTTCTTGCAAAATAATTCCTCCAAAATATGTACAGCTTTTAACGTCAATCAGTATTTGGACGTAAGGCTAATCAAATGCCCAACTTTTCCTCAAATACATCATCTACCACATATCCCGCTTTGAATGGAATTCCAAAAGCGTCCATAAATTCAGTTGAATTATAAAAAGTTAGACCATTTAAATCACAATATTCTAAAAGTATTTTTGTTGCACGTTTGTTAGCTTTATATTCTTCTTTACTATATACAGAATTGGCAGAAAAATTATTAGAGCCTTTATCTCCGTTTAAAGCATGACTTATCTCATGTGCAAATTGAAAGGGGACTTCTTCTTCATTTATGTAATTTGTGTTGATGTACACAGTATTATTTAACTCCATATAAAAAGATACTTCATCTGGCTTGTATGAAGCTCTGTCTAATTGATAACCAACGCCATGGTCATAAGCATAATTGCAAAGATAAGTCATCAAGTTATTCATACGCTATTCATTTTTATCTTGAGCATCTAGATAAGCTCTGATAATTCCTTTCATTGTTTCTCTTTGTGCATCACTAATTGGTTTTCCTTGATACATACGTACTGAATTAAGTGCTTCTTCAACTTCCATGTCACGAGTATTATTCATAGGTTCTTCTTTTTCAGTTTTACCTAATAAATAATCCACAGTAACGCCTAAAACGTTAGCAACGGATTCAACTTTATCAATTTGTGGATTTTGCGTTTTCCACTTATAAATGGAGTTAATTCCTAGGCCGGCATCTTTAGCAACCTTCTGCAAACTATAACCCTTCTTTTTTGAAATTTCTTTAGTACGTTCAAATATTGTCATATCAATGTTTCTCCTCTAATATGACGAAAGCATATAATATTATTAGATAAAAATAAGTTGACACTTTTATCTAATCGTATTATATTTAATTCATCAAGTAATTGAGCAACAAAAAACAAACCTATCAAAACAATAACTTTGGCGAGAAATTGCGGTAATAGTAGGTTTTGATTGCTTATTTAATATGGCCTAATTTTATCTTTTTGGATAATGAAAGTCAATAACTTGATGAATAAAAAACAGAAAAGGAAGTGGAAACTTTGACAGAAGAAGCAACATTAGAAAATCAAGCTTTAGAGCTCCAACTAAAAATTGAAATTGCTCGTAAGCGTAAAGGGATGACACAAGAACAATTGACTGCTGCTATTGGCGAGAAGTGGCCTTCAGTGGTAAGTAGGGCAATACGAGGTGATCAATCACCAAAATCCAAACGCGTTCGAGAAAAAATTTACAAAGTTTTAGGAATCTAGAAAGGAGAACCAAGCATGAAAAAGAAAATTACTATCACAGAAATTGATCCTGGAATGATCAAAAAACCGGCAAGTCTTTCCTTAATTCTTGAAAATGGCGATCAACTTATTAGTGAAACAAAAAAAGCCCAGCAACAAATTGCTGAGCTAAAACAAACATTAGAACATATTGAGCACTTTATTCCTGTTTTCCACTGTTCAAAATAGTGACTGGAACAAATGAGACATCTTTATCGAAGAAATAGAAGTTTGGAAAGTTTAATCCACTTTCCAAAAAACTTACATTTGCAACTGGCGATGTGGAAGTAGTTACATCTGATAGTTCATTCTTTACAAACTCCTCAAGAATAGTAAAGAAATCTTCTAAGTTGTTTTGATAATATGTCTGAGTTTCTGAGAAAAGAGAATTCATTTTGAATTTCTCGATGAAGGCTTTTCTGAATTGAATTTTATCTTCATTACTGGCAAAAACATCATTGGATTCAATTTCGTTATAAAAAAACTCCGCTACTAGATGTGTATTAGCAACTTTAAAAACGATACTTCTTTGGTCGAAATTGTCGTTAAAGAGCTGATACACTCCGTAAACAAATAATTTTGTTTCACTTAGATTCATAATTTATCACCACCCTTAATTGGAATAACTAAATTATACACACGAAAGAAGGAAAACAAATGAATGAATTACAAAATTTCAACTTTGAAGGAAACGAAGTACGAACTGTACTAATTAATGACGAACCATATTTTGTTGGTAAAGATATTGCAGACGTTTTGGGATATTTAAATACTCGTGATGCTTTATCTAAACACGTTGATGAAGAGGACAAGAATAGCGTCGCAATTCACGACGGAAAAAAGGGAAACCCTAATCAAGTAGTGATTAACGAATCAGGGATGTACAGCTTAGTTCTTTCAAGTAAATTACCAAATGCTAAGAAGTTTAAACGCTGGGTAACAAACGAAGTTCTGCCATCTATCCGCAAGCACGGTGCTTACATGACGGAAGAAAAGATTGAAGAGGCTTTGCTGAATCCTGACACGATTATTAGTCTGGCAACCAAATTGAAGAACGAACGTGAAAAAGTAGAAGTTGAACGTAACGGCAGACTAATTGCTGAACAACGAGTTGGAGAGCTTCAGCCTAAAGCAGATTACTACGATCAAATATTATCGAATAAGGGAGTGGTAACGGTAACCTCGATTGCTAAAAATTATGGTATGACAGCTCCAGAATTAAATAAGTTATTGAATCAGTTAGGTGTTCAGTACAGCCAGTCTGGAAGTTGGTACCTGTATAAGAAATATCAAAAAAACGGTTATACACATACTATCCCAGTTCCTTATTCACACAGAGACGGAAGACCAGATATTAAACCTCAAACTAAGTGGACACAAAAGGGCCATATATTTATTTATCAACTATTAAAGGAACATGGAATACTACCAATGATTGAAATGAAAGATGAGTCAGCGGTGTAGTTAAGTCGATAATTTGATGAATAAATAACAGAAAAGGAGAACTAAATGAATATTCAAGAAGCAGTAAAGCAATCGCTTAAAACGGGTAAGCAGTTTTACCGTAAGAGTGAAGGAGATCAACTAACATTTGAAGTTTCTAAATCAAATCGATGCATAGATATATATAGAAATGGAGAAAAAATTTCTGGTTGGTGGAATCCAAGAGATAACGATTTGATGGCGAATGATTGGAAAATAAAAGAGTAGTTCCTAATGGAACCGCCCTTGATATTACTTAGTAGGAACTTTTGTTGAGATTAAAATATCAGTCAACAAATCACTACCAAATTGTAGTTCGATAAATCCTGAACCTTCAAGCGAAAGTAGAGATTGTGCAAAATCCATATCGCTTAGAGTAGAAGCTTTGCGAACTTTTGAAGGGTCTATATTGGTCGGACGACTATCGTCAGCAAGCTCAATTATCGTATTTAACAATTTTTCATTTGAATTCACTTGTATCACCACCCTTTAACTAAATTATATGCATGAAAGAAGAGAACAAAAGTGAAAATACAAAGCTGGTTAGAAGACCATGAACGTGGATTAATAGCACTTAGTGGATTTTTATTAGGTGCACTAGGTGGAATATGTGGAGCAATTCTCGTTATCTGGTTACTTAATTAGTAAATCATTAATTAACCACCTTTTATTGAACTAACTAAATTATACACAAGAAATAGGGAAAATAATATGAACAAATTAGTAATTATGAAAGACCAACAAGCAGTAACGACTAGCTTACAAGTAGCAGACAGACTAACAACGTTAGGAGCATAGAAATGGCAGTAAGCAAAAACAGATTGTCCGATGACAAGTATCCAATGCTAATGGACAAAAAAACAGTAGCAGAATATTTAGGAGTTTCTAAAAGTTCAGTTGATGTTTTTCTTTTAAACGACAACTTGAGTGCAGCAGCTTTTGAACCTAGCAAGCTTAAGCGAAACTTTTTCATCAAAACGAAAGTTAATAAATGGCTGGAGGAATTGTAATGGTAGTAACAGTGAGCCTAGGGCAATTAGTGTTTTATCTAATTTCAGTAGTAGTGGCTGGATTAATTGGTCACTCGATTAAGGGAGGCGAGAAGTAATGAAGTTAGTAAGAATTGATGAAAGTTTATATTTGAATCCAGAATCGATTGGAGCAATAAAAGATGATTATCTTGGCACGAACATTTATTTGACCGGTTCGGATAAACCAATAGAAACGTCAGTAGAAATCAAAAAAGTACTCGACGCTATTAGTGGTAGCGAGGAGCACAGTTTTATTGGATATAAGAAGTTAAAAAATAAGGACTTACTACAAAAAGTATATGTGGATGTAAACAATTTTAAACAGTCTTGAAACCCTTATTAAATAACCAAGCACTACCGCAATGAGTGCAAGAAATTAAGTCAACTGTAATTCCGTGGTTAGTAACAATTCCGGTCTCGGTATTGATCCCAGCTAAGTAAAATTTATCAGATTGCTTAGGTGCAGGCATAATACTAACTTTGTCACTGCCACAAAATGGACATTTAATTAAATTGTCCATATTATCACCTCCTTTCATATCGATTATACACAAAAAGAGGTGTTCAGAATTAAGAATTCAAAATAAAAAGCCCGCTACGGCAATAGCGGACTCAAATAAATAATTTACAAAGGAAGTATAACACAAATGAATCAACAACAGTTCGAACAATATGAACGTGAATACGAACAAGAGCGAGAGCGTAAGGAAATTGAAGCATTATTTGGCAAAGAATAGGACTGACTTGACTTAAATTAAGGAGGAAACAAGTATGCTACAACAAACAATCGACGTTGCAACAACACCAGAGCTTAATAAAGCTCTATATGAAACTCAAAAGGTTCTTACTCAACCATCGAAAAATAAAGATGCACACTATGGTAAATATGCTGATTTAAGTGCGATTGATAAAGCAATCCGTAAAGCAATCATTACAGCAGATTCAGGCATTAGCTTTTCACAAGGAGTGATTGATGATGCTAATGCGAACGGCAAGGTTTCACACAAGATTTATACTGTCATTCGTCATGTTAGTGGTGAAGAAAAGATCATCTACGGTGATTCATTCCCAGATGATTCAAACATGCAAAAGCAGGGTGCAAACGAAACCTATGCTAAGCGGACAAGTTTGTGTCTAGCATTCGGTATTGTTGCAGATGATGATGACGATGGGCAAGGCGTTTCATTACTTGAACAGTATCAGAAAAAAGAAGAGGAAAACAAGCTTAAAGTTATTGCTTACCTCAAGGACAACATCAAAAAAGTTAACAAAGATGTTTCTGAACGAGTGTTTGCCGTATTGGGTAAGAAAGATAAGACGTTAGATCACTTGAGTTATCGTCAAGCTTTAATCTTAAGCGGAGCATTGATGTATGAACTTTCAAGAGAAAACACCGAAGAATAGGAAGGTATGTGAAGAATGAGACAAATTACAATTTCTGGAAACATTGGAAAAGATGCAGAACTACGAAGTACTAACAATGGCATGCAAGTGTCCAATTTTAATGTAGCAGTACGACAGAATCGACCAGATAAAGATGGTAATTATGGTACAGATTGGTTTAGATGTGCCGTATGGGGAAAACGAACGCAGACAGTTAATAATTACTTTAAAAAGGGTAGTCATGTAACTGTTACGGGAGTATTAAATATCAGTCAATACAACGGTGAAACACAACTTAGTATTGACGTATCAGACTTTGATTTACCAGATAATCGAAACACAAACAATGTTAATTCAACACAGAGGAATAGTAATAATTCATTTAACAATGTTAGTCAATCAATCGATATTGGTGACGATAGTTTACCTTTCTAAGGTGATGTAAATGCAGAGAGCAAGAGCGGAACAACGAGGCAGAGATTTGATAATTCATCTCGATAGGCCACTGAATCAAGACCATTTGGAAACTGTTAGCGGTGGGCAAGGCGAGTTCTACGTTGATTTTGAAGTAGCAGATCCAAGGAGAGCAAGAGTACAGCAACGAAGATTATTCTTTGCATTGCTCCATGACATTGAAACTTACTTCGTAGTGCCGAGTGAATTTTTAAAATCAATATTCTATACCCAGTACGAGTTTTATACCGCAGGTAAGTCTATCAGCTTATCAGACGCCACAGAATCGTCTGTTAACGATGCTAACACGTTACTAGACCTAGTTATCGATTTTATGTTCGAATGGCATGTTCCGTTTAAGAAAGGGTATGAACTACTACCAAAAGAAGAGAACTACTACCTTTATCAATGCTGTAGACACCGAGTTTGTACGATTTGTTCTAAGCATGCCGATATCCATCACATCGACGTGGTTGGACGAACAAATCGAAACAAAGTCGACCATACAAAGCGTCATGTAATGGCATTATGTAGGGCTCATCACAGTGAGATTGAGAGTATTGGATCAGCTAAGTTTTCCGCTAAGTATCACGTGCCTGTTGATGGTATCAAATTGAGCATTGAGGATTTGAAACGATTGAACATTAAAGGAGATTACGGGGGTAAGTAAAATGAACAATTTACTAATCAGTGAGCCACCACTGCAAGTACTACCGTCGTTGGCAAAAATAGTCGGACTAAACGAAGCTATTGTTTTACAACAATTTCACTACTGGTTGGAAAGATCTAATAATACCCGAGACGGTTATAGATGGATTTATAACAGTTATTCCAAGTGGAATGAGCAGTTTCCATTTTGGAGTAATGCAACGCTTCGCAGAACAATCAATAACTTGGAAAAACAAGGATTTTTTATAACAGCAAACTACAATAAAGCTGGCTTTGACAAAACGAAGTGGTATCGAATTGACTACGAACGAGTGAGCAAAGCATCTGCTCAAAATGAGCAAACGAGTTGCTCAAAATGCGCAAGTGCATCTGCTCAAAATGAGCAAACCAATACCAATAGACTACCAGAGATTACTACAGAGACTAACAATAATACGTCGGACAATAAGTCCGACCATATCCAATACAAACAAATAATCGACTACCTAAATGAAAAAGCTGGTAAACACTTTAGAAACGTCGAATCAAACAAGAAACTGATTCGTGCTAGATGGCATGAGGGCTATAGATTGGACGATTTTAAGAAGGTAATTGATAACAAGGTACTAGACGCAAACAATGCTAACTCATTTTTTACGGATAAGTATTTACAGCCAAGCACTTTGTTTGGAAACAAGTTCGATCAGTATTTAAACCAACAAATTAAACCAAAGGTAGAGAAAGGGACAAAATCTTATGGCGGGGTTGAATTTTGAGCTGCTAAAGCATGTGAAGAAAACAAATGAATACTGCCAAGTTCATCCGGAACAACAACTACTAGCACTAGCCAACCATATACCCTTTTGCCCTAGATGTGTTGAAGAAAAGCGGAGACATAAAAATAACGAGTTAGTAACTATTGGAGCGCTGCGGAGCTATAAACGTGGATTTTACGAAGTCCTAAAAAAGGATTCAATTATTGATGATGAGGATTTATGGCAAGCAAGTTTTGAAAACTATGAGGTTGAAGCTGGCAGTGAAGCAGAAGTGAACATGAAAAAGGCTAAGCAGATTGCATATAAATATATGGATCGTGATTATCAAGCTAATACCATTATTACTGGTAACCCTGGAGTTGGTAAGTCTCACTTAGCAATCTCGATGCTTAAAGGCGTTAACGAGAACATTAAGCCTAACGCTTCATGCTTGTTTGTTTCAGTCAATGAACTGTTGCGATTGATTAAAGATTCATTTAATCATCCTGATAGCTATTACACTGAATCTCGAATGGTGGACTTGCTTGGCAAGGTTAGCTTGCTTGTGTTGGACGATTTGGGCAGTGAGGCTTCGTTTAAGCGTGATAACAGAGAAGCAAGTGAATATGTACAGCAAGTATTGTTTGGTGTCTTAAACAAGCGCAACCGGACGATTATAACCACTAATCTTAATAGCGATGAATTATCTAAGATTTATAATCCAAAATTATTAAGTCGAATGTATAAAGGCGTTATGAAAAACGATGGAATTATCAAATTTAAAGAAACTCAAGATAAAAGGATGGCGATTTTCTAATGTGTGAATTATGTGAAGGAACTGGAAGAGTATATGTTGAAAGTTCGATTGGAGTACAAGTTAGTCCGTGCCCTAAATGTAATGAGGCTTACCGTAAGAGAAAAGGATACGTATAAATACTTTGAATTGATTGATGAAATGTGTAAGCGAGCGAATAGGGGGCAATTAAAGAATTGAAAAGGATTAAACCAACAACAGGCATAAAAATCATCAAGTATGGTAAAAAATGGGATTCAAAAAAAGAACTAGCTTTTTACGAGCATTTCATCATGAATAAAGTTCCACCAGAACTAGTTACTGTTCACGAGCCTTTTATATTGGTTGATTCTATGACAATAGAACATCAAGCAAAGATATGTAGTTGGAAGTATACACCAGACATTGTCATCAGAGATTATGAGGGACATTTTAAGCACGTATACGACGTTAAAAACAGTTTTGGTATATATGGACTAAGACCAGAAAATAAGCTCACATTCAAGCATTTTGCACGGATATACGGCATACCAGTTGAAGCGGTAGTAGTTAGAACTAAAGATTTTAAAACAACATGTGTCGGAGTTACTAAACCAAGGTCTAAGAATCCATTGATTGTGAACAGCACTAATTATAATTGGATAGAGGCAACTAATTATGAATTTTAAAAATTTAACTAGTGAAGAACGCATTGTGGCAAATTTTATTAGCGAGGTTTTCGAAGAACATAATCAAAGCATGATAAGCACTATTGTATGGATCAATAACCATACTAACTATTTAGTTAATCAGCGTCCAGACGTACACAGAGCGATGAACAATTTAACAAGTAAGCAGTTTAACCGTGTGATTGCAGAAATATTACTACCATTTTAGAGGAATTAAGGAGATTAATAATCATATGAAAAAACTTACAGAAATGACAACAGAGGATATCATCCGTGAATTGTACGGCAATGATTACACTTTGCGAGAATTAGATCGGATTAAAGAAGCACTTGAAGAACAGTATCAAGAATGGCGTAGACGCAATTTTAACTAGGAGGAACGAAAATAATGTACGTAATCGAGAATACAACCAATAGAAAATATTACCGAAAGTTAGGAGCGGAAGCACACCAGTACACCGATATTAGATATGCTACTCCTTTTAGCAAGTGGAAAAAGGCAAAACAAAAAGCAGATATTTTACACGCTGCGATTAGTCCAATTGGTGAACAAATTAATTTTGAGGTCAAGCAGCACAAGTTTTACGTGTTAAAGAATCAAAATGATAAAGGCTACATGAATCAAGTTTCGTATAGTGCACCGAAAGACAAGGCGATTATGTTTGCTAGTGAAGAAGACGCTAAGCGTGAAGCAATTGATCTAGCTACCGCTATGGCAAGAGTTGGTGTCGAACTTAGTTTTAAAGTGGAGGAACTCTAATGCAGCGTCAAAAAGCTAAAACTGCAGAAAGCCATACGAAGCAATATATAATACAGAAGGAGGTATAAACAATGTTTAAATTGATTGGCAATGTATCTAAAAAAGTATATTACGAGGCAGAAAATGCTTCTGATTTGAATAAATGGCGATTAGATAACTTCATCAAGGACTCTCAAGCAGATGGACATACAGTCAGCCAATATGATGCTCCAGAAGCCATGGTGATTGTGAAAGTGAAGACTATCAAGTCCAAAAAAGAATACTTGAATGATTTATTGGATGAAGGAAAATTCGAAGAATACCGAAGAATAACTATGGGGAATTCTAACCGTGATATTGAAGTTTATGGAAGTGGCAAAGATAAACCAGAACTTATTAATCGTCGTAAAAAGATTGAGAAGCTATTCAGGCAAGGGATTACAAATACCGCTGAAATTGCAAGTAGAGTACAGGTTGCAAGAAGTACGGTGAATTTTGACCTTAGGGCATTACGTAAGACTTATCCCGAACTAAAACAAAAAAGAGCTAGATCGTAAGACTATCAAAAAAATAATTGGAGGAATAAATTATGAAAATTAAGACGTTTTGGGCTGTTAGTATAGGAGATTCTGATTTTGATGAAGAAGTTAACAAGTTCATTAAGGACAAACACGTCATACAAATATCAACTGGCGACACAATTTTACCGTATAACGACTTAACACATACATTAACCATTCTTTATGAGGAGGAAATCTAATGATTGTAATTATCAACGAGGATTATCAAGTAAAGGTAGACAACTATGCCAACTATACCTTACTCAAGGCTGTGAGAGACGAATCTGGAGCGATTAAGACTGGCAAGGATAAATCAATAGAGCAAAAGACAATCGGCTACTATTCCAACATGAGGCAAGCTCTGACGGCTTGTATTCATCTGATGTTAGAAGATAAACATGATGTGATGGAATTGACGCAGTACCTTGATGAGCTGGAGAACTTAGAAGCTAAGTTTCGTCCAGTTCCAAAATGGTTTATGGAGGGCGACTAATATGTTTTTTCTATGGTATTTTTCAATCGTAGCATTGGCAATTCCATCACTATTAATCGGTTATGGAACACACAGCTTTATGATTGGAATGTGTTTTTTTACGACAGCAGCCATTTGGCAAACGTGGATGAGTGTAATTGTTTATTTAATTAAGGAGGGCGATTAGATGACTAAAGATGAATATGTAAAAACACTAGAAAAAGTCGCAGCTGATAAAGTAGCAGATGCCAAACACGATGATTATTATGCTGGATATTCTGATGCTTTACAAGAAGCCATTTCTTTAGCAGAAAGGTTAGACGAACTAAGCGTACAAAAAAAAAGCGATATAGAAATTAAAAATTGCCTTTCTTATGCTGGATATGCCGATTTAGCATATAACGAACGAGTAATCAACGGTATAGAATCTGTTTTAATCCAACTTGGATATGAGGTAGAAGATGACTAAAGACGAATATATTGAGAAACTAACAAAATATATGTATGTTGAAATTTTGGGCGTTTATTCGAGTGTTAAAAAAGCCGAAAAAAATATACTAGATGACGTTGGAAATGATTATGAGTACAAAGGATTCCATATCGAAGAGTTTGAATTAGATGATTAGGCTAGGTAAGGAGGAATAACATTGGTAGCAAAGGCGAAGCGGATAAGACCAACAAAAGAACAGTGGCACGAACTTAATCGTTTATTAGATGATGTGGTTAAAATTGGACATATCAACATACGTGTTTGTGATTGCGAAAGCTGTACAAAATTAAGAAATTATTCAAAATCTATTGGTTTATTAGACAAGGGAGCGACTGATGATGGGCGATGGGACAAACGTAAGTTGGAAACGAAACATCGGCATGAGAAAGACGCTATTAAAGTTACTAAGCTGGCTTATCAAGGATGTAAGAGAGAGGAAATAGCTAATAGAATCGGGCGTAGTAGAGACTACGTTAGCAAGCTGGCAGTGGAATTTGACATTGAAATTCAAAGAAAATAAAAAAGCATCCCTCACAGAGGAACGCTTCGTAGCAATATATCCAACAAATATTATTATACTACGGGAGCTGAGGGCGTGTCATTATTACCAGAATTAGATGAAGTTAAGACCATAGAAAAAGTTAAATGTTTTTTTGAAAAAGAATTCCCAACATTGCAGAACATGGCACATACTGTATTTGTCGATATTAAATCGCCGGTCATTAGTGGCATGCCAGTATCCCATAGTGCTGATAATGGGGCGGAAACTAAAGTCACTTTACATGTGTATGCGAAAGACATATTAAACAAGGTAATTATATCATGTGGTGGATTGGATTATGATCATCGCCACGTATTAGAACTGCGTTATTTCAAACGATTAACTTGGTCGGAAATTGAAGAATTAACAGGTTACAATCGAGGTTATGAAAATAAAAGATTAAATGAAGCTTTATTACAATTTTCGTGGGCATTTGCGGACGTTGAAGACTTAAGGGTGTTCAAAAAGTAACAAAATCAGTACAAATTGGTTACACAAAGCATACAAGAACCGGTTTATATTAGTATTATCGAAAGATTAATAAATGACTTGGATTTCCTCCAGAAGACAAAGAACGAAATTAATCTTTCAAGTGAGGCAAATGGTTAACAAGCACGATTCTTTTCGACAAATAAATTATTAGGAGACGTGTAGCTTGTTGTAAGGTTCGATTCCTTACAGTCTTATTACTGGTGTGTTTGACGTAGTTGGTAGCTACGGATAAGCAAACACAAAGGAGTCTGGTGGAGAGACATGAAAGGCCAGCATAAGTCCTACTCGGAAACCATCGGGGACAACTACCAGGTGAGATGTGGCGGAATAGGTAGACGCTTAGGACGTAAGAAAGTACACGCCTTGGTAATGGGAATGACGTGCTTAATAAGCTATGTCAGGAATGCGAACGAAGTAGCATACCCGTCGATAAGTTACTTTCATGTAGGGTGCAAATCCTTACCATCTCATTCTTATAACTAAGGTCACATGACGCTATCGTTGTGTGGCTTTTTATTTTGGAGGTAATTAATATGGCAGGAATGATTAACGGTAAATACGAGTACGAACCACCAAAATGGGTTCAAGTTGATGCTCGGTTAGATAAATGGTAAAGGGATAAGAAGCGGAGGAAGCAACATGCCAAGGACAAGAAGATGTAGATATCCTAACTGTCATGCGATGGTTGCGTTCCCTCATTACTATTGTAAGCAGCATTATGAACATGAGGCTGAGTACTTGGCTAGTCGACAACGTTGGGCACGTGGCAATGATAAACAGTACACACACAAGTACAATACAGTCACGCGCTATCGCAATGAAGATAAGCGTCAACAATACAGCTTCTATCGAACAAGGCAATGGTCACACCTAAGACAACAAGTCCTCGAGCGTGACCATTACTTATGTGCTTACTGTAAAGTGCAAGGCGTTATCACACCAGCTAAGACAGTCGATCACGTTGTGCCAATAGAGTTTGATGAAGCATTGAAAGCTGACATTGATAACTTAGCTGTAATATGCGGGAAGTGTCACCGGGCTAAGACAGAGTTTGAACAGAAGTATTATGGCACAGGACAAGGTAATGAGTTGAAGAGCGTAACACCAATCAATGATATATCGTCAATCGTTGTGTTAATGAATAAGGAGTGATGAACGTGGAACATTCTAAAGAAGAATATGAAGCTATTGCAAACGAGATATTAGCAGTTCTTATGAACCCTGAATCGTTTGCATCGTTTAACGAGACAATTGATGATTCTAACGCTATTGGAATTAAATATATTGTTAAATTGGTAAACGACAAAGCACCAGAATTAATGAGCAATGTTTATGATAAATACATATTCGAGGGGAAATCCGAACTAGAAGTAATTGGTAAAGTCGTACGATATGTCTATCAACAAACGACCATTAAAAAGAACGGAGAATTATATGAAGCAATTATGCCAGACGTTTTAAACCAGTCTAATTTGCGTTCTAAGGAATAATATAACAATCAGGTGTAATTATACTAGACGGTAATTAAAACAACCCCCCGCCCCTTATAAGCCTAGGGGAGAGCACACACATAGCCGTCATCTTGTGATAGAAACAATTTTTGAAAATTTTTAGGTAGGGGGGGTCACCAAATAATGAAAGGAGGCATATAAAATGAAAAAAGTGGATAAAGACGTCAACGGTGGGCAGTTATCACGTACACCGCCAGCTTACTTAGGCCGGCAAGCTAAGGTCGTTTGGCGTCGATTAGTTCCCTTTTTAGAAGACAATACCCCGGTTAAGCGCATTGATAGCGGGCTTGTAGAGCAATATGCTTCCCAATACGAGATTTATCGCAATGCATATAAACATATTCAGGAAAACGGTGAAGTCCAAGAAATCTATAAAACGTTACAAGATCAGAGCGGTCAAAAAATCGGTAAAGACTTCGTGGGCTACAAACGTAATCCGATGACTCAAATTTACGACTCAGCAGTTAAGAATCTGACGAAGCTAGGTGCTGAACTAGGCTTATCACCAAAGTCTCGTAGTGATTTAATCAAGTTAAACTTAGATGACCACAAGGACAATCGAAGCGTCGCGGATCGTATGAAAGAGTTCTTAGGAGGGTAAGATAAACAAGTCTATATAAGTATAATTAATTAGTTTAATTATTTGAAGGGGGGTGATCTTATGAATATTGACCTTACTCAATCGCACGATGTGTTAGGAGCATATCGTGGAATTGATGTTAAAAGTATTCGTGACGAATACACAGACGCAGGAACTCAGTACGCTTTAGATGTTTTGGATGAGAAGATAACTACTGGCTATTTAATTAAGTTAGCAGCTTTCCGCCATATTCGAGATTTACAACGGCAAGGTAGCGTTGACTTCCCATTTGCTTATTCCATTAAGCGAGTGGATCAAGTGCTTAAATTTGCTTCCATTTGTCCGAACGTTGATACAGGTGAACCAACTAAACTAATGCCGTGGCAAAAGTTCATTATGGCGATGTTAATTGGCTGGCGTAACGATGACGGTGGTAAGCGTTTCTCAAGAGCTATTGTTTCAGTTTCACGTGGTCAAGGTAAAACCTACCTTATGGCGATTATCACGGCCTATAGTTTTCTAATTGAGTCATTGGGACTATCTAACCAAGATTATTTAGTTTCATCCATTAATTACAAACAAACTAGTAAGATTCTGGGATACATTAAATCAATGTTAGCCAAGATTGCAACAATTGAACCGTTTAAAGCACTAATTCAAGATAGTGGATTAGATACACGGACGTTGTCATCTCAATCTGATCAAGTTGTTATGAGCAGTAACAACAACAAGCTGCGAGCAATCAGTCACGAAGCTGGTCAATATGACTAACTGGACTCATTTCACTTCACCACGGCTATTTTTGATGAAATTGGTGAAATTAAGACACGGCAGAAGATTTCTAAAATTGTTTCCGGCCAAGTTAAGGTGCGCAATAAGCAATTTATTCAAATTTCAACGGCATATCCTGATCCAACCGTACCATTCCATGATGATGAGCGTATGATTCAGCAAGCCATGGAACAAGATTATTTGCGCGATGCTGATACATATTTGGGGCTTATTTGGTCGCAGGATGATTTGGATGAAACTTACAAGCCCGATACATGGGTTAAAAGTAATCCCTTACTAGATTTACCAAGTCAACGAGAAGTTTTGCTAAACGGCTTGACCGATAAGCGTGATTCTGACGCTTTGTCTGGCACACTCAACGATTTTCAAAACAAAAACCTTAACTTGTGGCTAGAACAATCGACTGACAGCTTTTTGAAGCTACCTGACGTTGAAAAAGCCATTGTGCCAGCATTTAGTTTTGATGATCGGCAAGTCTATATTGGCTTTGATTACTCGATGTTTAGTGATAACACGGCGTTAGCGTTTGTATTCCCTTATCGTGATAATAATGGCAAGCCACGATGGTTTATTTATCAACATAGCTTTATTCCATGGCAGAAAGCTGGTTCGATTGAAGCTAAAGAAAAACAAGACGGCATTAATTATCGTGACTTGGCTAAAAAGGGATTTTGTACAATTAGTAGCCACCCCCAGGGACTAATCAATGACGAACAGGTTTATCAGTGGTTGCTTAAATTTGTTGAGCAGCATCGACTGGAAGTTGTTTTCTTTGGTTATGACGCTTGGGGATTAACGCCCACAATTAAACAATTAGATTTGAATTCAGGGTGGCCATTGCAAGCTATTCGGCAGCGAACTAGTGAATTGAAAGATCCAACTAAGTTTTTACAGACCATGTTTGTTGAAGGCTCAGTCGACCGCTTGGATGATCGAATTATGGAAAAGGCGTTACTAAATGCTGAAATTTATGAAGATAAAATTGGTATTCAAGTCGATAAAGCTAAGGCCACATTGAAAATTGATGTAGTTGATGCGTTAATTGACGCCTTATTCCAAGCCATGTATCACTTTGAAGACTTTGCAGATGTAAATAATCCTGACAAACAGGTCGAACGTATGAACGAAAAACAAGTTCTTGAATGGTTTAATAACCCGGAATCGGGATTGCTAGGAGATGATATGAATGATTTTTAAACAATTTTTTGCAACTATCTGGCGTTATTTTGATGTGTTGTGCTTTATTCTAGGTATGATTGCTGGAGTATATGCAGCTTTTTTATTTGGTCAAGCACAAGGTGTTCTAGCAATTGCTGTAGCTTTGTTTTTAGTTGGCTGGCTTTCAGAAGTCGTAACTGCTGGCCAAAAAGGAGGTGATTAATAATGCCTTTTTTTGAACCACCAACAGCAATCAATAATTCAACTAATATTCAAAGCGTACCAGTAGAAGACGACAACGTTGTTAATTTTTTGTCACCAACTGGCAATAATGAATATGTTAGTGCCAAGGATGCTTTGGAAAATTCGGATATTTATTCAGCGGTTAATCAAATATCTGGGGACTTAGCTACGATACAATTAACGGCAAATATGCCACGAGCACAAGGGATTCTAAATAATCCCAGCACGACAGCTAACGGACATACGTTTTGGCAGTCTATGTATTCCCAATTGTTATTGGGTGGTGAATGTTTTGCATATCGCTGGCGCAATCCTAACGGTTTAGATTTACGTTGGGAATATTTACGACCTAGCCAAGTGCAAACCTACTTATTAGATGATGGTAGTGGTTTAACCTATACGATTACCTTTGACGAGCCTGATTTGGGTGTTCTTCAATATGTACCGCAGTCTGACATGATTCATATTCGCTGGGCTAGCACCGATGGCGGTATGACAGGTAACAGTCCATTAAAAGCATTATCGAATGAGTTACAAGTCAAGAGTTCGTCTAATAATTTAACGCTAGCTGCATTAGCACGTTCAATTAGTGCTCCCGGCGTTCTATCTATTCAGCATGGTGGACTGCTAAGCGAGAAAATGAAGGCTAGCCGTTCACGTAACTTCATGAAACAGGTGAACAGTTCAAATGGTGGCCCAGTCGTTATTGATCAACTGGAAGATTACAAACCACTAGAAATGAAAGCCGATGTTACTAAGCTGTTAAGCCAAACAGATTGGACGAGCAAGCAAATTGCTAAAGTCTTTGGTATTCCTGATAGCTACTTGAATGGCCAAGGTGATCAGCAAAGTAATATTGACCAAATTAAAGGCATGTATACCAACGCCCTTAATCGATATTTACAGGCGATTTTAGCTGAGTTGGATAATAAGCTTAATGCTAAGATTACAGCCAATATACGGACTGCTGTTGACCCATTAGGAGACTCATTTGCAGCTACCCTATCGGGACTAACTAAAGATGGCACAATTGCTAACAATCAAGCAACTTGGTTACTACAGCAGACTGGTTATTTTCCAGATGAAATGTCTGCTGCTAAATCAGAAAAAGGAGGTGATAATGATGACAAAGAAAGTGATGATTAAAGGTGATATTGTTGATGATCAAACAGCCAGTTTCTATCAATTCTTTGGAATGCCAGCAGTATCACCTTCGGGTGTAGCTGATATTTTAAATGATGATAGTGGCGACGACGATGATAGTGGTGATGATGAAGCACTTGAAGTTGATATTGCTTCCAATGGTGGTGATGTTTTTGCAGCTAGTGAAATTTACACAATGCTAAAGAACTATTCCGGCAATGTAACAGTTAACATTCAAGGACTAGCAGCTAGTGCGGCAAGTGTGATTGCTATGGCTGGTGACCATATCAACATTTCACCAACCGCTCAAATCATGATCCATAAGGCTTGGTCACAACCAGCTGGTAATGCTGACGATTTGGAGCATGAAGCCAGTGTTTTAAATGGCATCGATCAATCAATCGCCAGTGCTTATGAAGCCAAAACTGGCATGGATCAAGCCGATTTACTCCAATTAATGGCAAATGAAACATGGTTAACTGCTAGTGATGCCGTTGATAAAGGCTTCGCTGACGAAATTATGTTTGCTAATGACCAACAATTGCAACCGGTGAATGCCATTTCACACATTCCACCTAAATCTGCAGTTAATAAGCTAATGAATTTAATTTACAAGGCGGATAAGGATAAAGCTAAGCCGTCTAAAAAAGAAAATACTACTAATGGTCAATCTGCTGAATTACGAAACAGCAAATTGGCTATTTTATTTGAAAAAAATTAAAAGGAGGCCAACTAATGGCTAATATTAACACAATCAATGACGCTTGGATTGCCCAAGGTCAAAAGGTATCGGACTTGAACGACAAGTTAAACGCAGCTGTCCTTGACGACAGCTTTGATCAAGACAAATTTAAAGCAATGAAACAAGACCGCGACAATGCGGTTGCTCGTCGTGACGCTTTACATGAACAATTAGAAGAAGAACGCAAGGCTCAAGAAATTGCCAACATGAATGATAAGGAAAAAGCTCCACTTGATGCTAAGGAAAAAGATATCAAAGCTGAGTTTATTAAGAACTTCCAAGGCATGATTAAGGGTGATCCTAAAGTTATGAACTTGGTAACTTCATCTACTGACGAAAGTGGCAATGCAATTGGTTTAACTATTCCCCAAGATATTCAAACAGCCATTAACACATTGGTTCGTAAATACGATTCATTGCAACAATACGTTAACCGAGAAGCTGTTACAACTCAATCTGGGTCACGAGTTTATGAAAAGTGGACTGACGTTACTCCATTAGCTGACTTAGATGATGAAACAGCTACGATTGGTGACAATGATGATCCTAAGCTGTCCATTATCAAATACACTATCCATCGTTATGCTGGGATTACTACTGCTACTAACTCTTTACTAAAAGATACTGCCGATAATATTTTAGCTTGGTTGTCTGGATGGATTGCTAAGAAAGTTGTTGTTACTCGTAATGCTAAGATTATTGCAGCAATGAACGCAGCACCTAAGAAACCTAGTTTAGCTAAGTTCGACGACATTATCACCATGATTAACACTGCTGTTGATCCTGCCATTAAGTCTACATCATTCTTAATGACAAATACTTCTGGTTTAAATGTACTTTCAGAAGTTAAGGATGCTATGGGACGTTACCTATTGCAACCAGATCCAACACAACCAGATCAATACTTAATCCGTGGCAAACGAATTGTTGAAGTGGCTGACAAGTGGTTGCCTAACGTTGGAACTACTTCAGCACCAGCTTATCCACTTTATTATGGTGACTTATCACAAGCGGTAACCTTGTTTGACCGAGAAAATCTTTCATTGTTGACTACAAATATCGGCGGTGGTGCATTTGAAAAGGATCAAACTAAGATTCGTGTAATTGACCGTTTTGATGTTGAACCTACTGATGCGGATGCTTTTGTGGCAGGATCATTCAGTGCAATTGCTGACCAACCAGCCAACTTTGCAGCTAGTGCTTCTACAGCAACAGCTAAGTAATTAGTCAATTTATGTCGCCGATAAATACACAGTACAGTTACCATCTGGGCGGCTAAGTAAGGATGTGATAAAGTGGCAGCTAATTTAGAAACATTAAAATTATCTTTGCGAATTGATGGGGATGATGACGACGAGTTGCTAAACGGTTATTTATCAGCAGCCACTAGCTACATTAAACAGGCCATTGGGGATGATAATAGCGTTACAGGTTTCTACGAAATGGACGGTGTGAGCAATTTGTTTGAAACGGCTGTTTACGCCTTAGCTGGTTCATACTGGTATTACCGGACATCAATCACTTCAAACACTGTTAATCCAGTTGACTTAGTTTTGGATTCAATTATCGGTCAATTGCGAGGCCTGTATAGTCAAAAGCAGGATGAGGTGAGCGACAATGGCAATTAATAAGTTAACTCCAGTTGACTTTAACCAACGTATCCAGATTGGCACTGTTAAAACTGTTCAAAATCCCATTAATGGAACTAGTAAACAGACATTTGTTAGTCAGTTCAGCTTATATTGCGCACCTTATACACGGTCAATTGCATCTTCATATCAACTAACGGCTGAACAACTAGAGCAAGTGGTAGTCATTATTAGGCATAATCCTAAAGTTTATGAAGGCATTCAATGCAAGTATAAAGGTAAACTTTACGATGTCATTAATGACAGCATTGATGATTCTAGTAATTATCTATCTTGCGATTACTTGACACTCAAAAAGGTTACTAAGGGGGTCTAGCTATGGCAAACGATAACATAGTCGACCAATTAGAAGCGTGGCTTAAAGACGTCCACAAGCTAGTCCCTAACGAAGCTGAACAGGAGCGGATAACCAAAGCCGGAGCTAAGAAACTAGCTGATAACTTGACGGAAGTCACACGTAAGAAACATTACAGCTCACATAAAGACGAGAAGTACGGACATATGGCTGACAATATAAGCTATAACAGCAATGACATAGACGGTGAACATGATGGCAGTTCAATTGTCGGATGGACTAACAAGTTCCATGATATGAATGCTAGGCGATTAAATGATGGCACTAAGCACATTAAGGCTGACCACTTTGTTGATGATAACTTAGCTGACTCACAAGATGATATCTTTAACGCCATGCTCACAGAATATAAGAAAGGGGACGATGACTAGTGTTATTACCAGTATCACAGGTAGCCAGCCTAGTTAACGCCCTTAATTTAACGTGGCTCGATAAAGTCTACCTTAATGAGATACCTAAAGAAGATTTAGACAACACTGATATTACACTCATGTTATTACAAGAGACCGATTCAAGTCCGGCCTATCATGCAAACAGCACGTTTAAAGGCATAGCAATGGGTGTTGAAATTCAAATATTTTATAAGATTGACCTAGCCGATGACTTTAATCCGATTGAAGCTGAGATAGCTTTGATGAAAACTCTTAAAGATGCTGGCTGGTTAATTGTATCTAGTCAGCACCACACAACTGACCCAGATACTAACCAATTGACCAAAACAATTTACGTAACTAAAAATGAAATGATATAAAGGAGAGATTTATAAATGTCAAAACATAATATTGTTAAAGCAACTTTTGCTTTACTAGACGATAAAGGTGACTTAATTAAAGACGCTACAAAAGGCCTATCTGCTGACGGAATCTATGTTGCCGATCATAATGGCGAAGGTTTCAGTCAAATCAACGTATCTGCCATCGAAGCAGCCGGAGTAGCAGGTTGGGGGAACGGACAAATCAAACGTACGGCTTATGGTAAGTCGATGCCTACGCTAGCTTTAACCGCTTTAGACTTAGATTTTAAGATTAATCAAATGCTTAAAGGATTCACACAAAACACTAATACAGGTGCATGGGTAAGACAACTACCTAAGCCACATGTGGCAATGATTGCCGAATCTCAATCATTGGACGGTGACATCTCAATTTATGAATGCTTCAATAACATTGAATTCGTTGAAGAAGCATCTAACAACTCAACTGATACTAACAGTGAAGCAGCTTACTCAACTGCCTTAAATGGTACTGTTTTAACGCCGTTAAAGCCAAACATTTTCTTAGCTGCCAATGGCGTACAACAACCTTATATGATTGCCAAGTCAACTGATACTGGTTTTGATTTGGATAAACTTATGGCTGAAACGTTTGGTGGCTACACTAAGTCAACAAGTGGAACAACTAGTGGAACAACCGTTGTAACGCCTGGTAAATAATTATCTAAAGGCTTCCCTCAAATGGGTGGCCTTTTTAATACATACAAATTAAAACAAAGGGGTACAAATTAAAATGAAAATCAATGCTAAAAACTATTTCAAAATCAACAAGACGGCCAATGTAACACCAACTAATAATATCATTCGATTAGCTACTAAGGTTCAAATTGGTATGTTGGAATCACAAGATACTGAAAAAGAAATCACTGAACTAGACGCCATGAAAAATGGCTTAGAATTGCAAGATGATATGGCCGATTTTGTGCAACGTGTAATGGGCTACACTGATCAGCAAATGGAAACAATCAACGATACTATCTCAGTTGAACGGTTTGGTGAAGGTGTTGGTTACCTAATCATGCGCTTAAATGGTATTTCAGACGCTGATATTAAGTTGTCTGAACAGAAGCAACGTAAAGCCATTGAAGACGCTAAGTCGTCAAAATAAGCCGGCACAAGCGTAACAGTGAGCTTAAAAAGGAAATCCTAAAGTTGAAAAACCAACAGGAAGACTTCAACCTACTAGCTCAACAGTTATTAACCGAGGGATTATCACCAAAAGAATTTGATGATAGTTCCTTTTTTAATACAATGGCTAGTTTAAATGCTCGTAAAAAGGAAGATCGTGCTGAACTAGTCGACCCGCTCGAGGCCATTAATCAAACATATGGCTTATAAGCGCTTGTGCCAAAAAGGAGGTTAAAAAATAATGGCTAAAAAAGTAGTTGGCCGTGAGATGACCAGTAGGGTTGGCCTAGATTCAGCAGAAGCTGTTAAATCACTCAAGCAGTTAACCGCTGAGGTTAAAGCTAACACTAGTGGATGGAAAGCCCAAGAGACGGCATTAAAGTCAGCGGGTGAGTACCAAAAGGCCGCAGCAGCTAGGGTAGACGGCTTAGCTAAATCAATGGAGATGCAGAAGTCTAAAATTGATGAGTTAAAGTCCCGTCAATCAGGCCTAAATAGAGATACTAAAGACGGTGAAGAACAATATTTAAAGCTATCTGACCAGATTAACAAGGCTAGTCGGTCATATGACTCAATGGGTGGTCAACTAGATCGGGCTAAGTCTAAATTACAGTATTATAATTCAGGTTTAGCAGACCTACAAAAGGGATATAAACAGAGTACAGCTTTAAGTGAGTCCTATGTAAAGCGCCTAGAAGCCGAGGGTAAGTCAGCTGAAGCTAATAAGGCTCGTTTAGGTGGTTTAAAACAGGCCTATTCTAACATGGAAGCCCAGTACAAGGCACAAACTAACGAACTGGAACGGATTAAGACAGCCAGTGGTGCTACTAGTGACGCTTATAAACGTCAGCAAGTACGTGTTAATGAGACTGCCACAAGTATGGCTAAGCTCAAAAGTGAAACTAATGAGTTAGATTCAGCCATGAAGAAGTCTAATGCTAGTGGCTTCACTAGGATGCTCGATTCTGCCAAGTCTAAACTAGGCTTAGTCCGAGATGAAGAAAAGAAAACTAAGGACGATACCAAACATTTTGCCATTGGTGCCGCTATTGGTAACACAATCAGCAATGCTGCATCTAGTGCAATTGGCTACATGAAAGGGGTTACCAAACAAGGTTATGAACTAGCCGAAGCTGGAGCTACGATTAAGAAGCAGTGGACTAACTTAGGTTTATCCAATGCGGACGCAACTAAAATGACGGCTCAAATTGGCGATATTCGTTCTAAGGCTAACATGTCCGGTGGAGCTATCGATCAGATGCAGAAGAAATTCTATGCGATGACCAACAGTGCCACTAAAGCTCGTGACATGACCGAGGTATTAGCTAGTTATGGTTCAGCCGCTGGTAAATCCGGCGACCAGATAGCCCGGTTGAGTCAAGGGGTAGCCAAGTTAAGTGGTAGTTCTAAAGTAACCGCCAGCCTATTTAAGCGGACATTCGGTCAGGTTCCTGAGCTTCAAAAGGCCATCGTTAAAGCTAGCGGTATGTCAACAGATGCTTTTAACAAGCAGCTGGCAGCCGGAAAGATAACCGGCTCACAATTGCAAGGCTATATGGTCAAGGCTGCTAAAACAAGTGGTAAAGCATGGTCAGAGTTTGGTGATACGACTAAGGGTAAGATGGCCGCCATTCAAGGTACTTACACTAACTTGAAAGTAGCGTTTGCCAAACCTTTAGTTGCTGGTGTTGAAAAGGCTATTGATGGAATTTCCGAGAAGAAGGGTGCTTTAGATAATGTTAAGAAGTCCTTAACCAATCTAGTTGGCACGCTTGGTAAGAAAACCGGACAGTATGTCGGTAACGTCATTAGTTTCTTAGCCAAGAATGAAAAGCCAATTGAGAAGACTGGCGGTGCAATTGCTAGTATTGTTGGCAGTCTAGCTAAGGGTGTATGGTCAGCTATAGCTGGTACTTTAAAGCTGATTGGCGGCCATTCTAAGGACGCCTCAAAAGGTATGAGTGGAGTGGCTGACGCTACTGCCGCCATTGCCAAGCATAAAGGTGCCATTGAAACCCTAGGTAAAGCTATTGTGACCTATTTTGCCATTTCTAAACTAGCAGGTATTGGTAAGGCCTTCTTAGGGATTGCTGGTGGTATTGGCAAAACAATTGGATTTATTAGGTCGCTAAGTACTGCTCAAAGGCTAGCCGCTAAAGCTAGTGGTGAAGAAACGGCTGCTCAATGGTTGCTTAACGCAGCTATGGACGCCAACCCAATTGGGATTGCTGTGGTTGCCATAGGCGCTTTGACAGCTGGACTAGTGTTAGCTTACAAGCACATTAAACCGTTCCGTGAATGGGTTAACAAGGCGTTCAAATCAGTGGTTAACTTCGGCAAGGGTATCGCTAAATGGGGTTCAAATATCGGCAAGTCAGTAGGCAAAACCCTAGGCAATATGTCAAAGAAGTGGAATGGCTTTAAGAAGAGTTTCGCAAAGGCATGGAACAAGCACTGGTCAGCCATGGGTAAATCGCTCAAAAACAGCTGGAACAGTTCCGTTAAGCATACTAAAGAGTTCTTTAGCAATATAGGAAAAGTCTTTTCATCATTTGGGAAGTCTTTTAAAAAAGCTTGGAACTCATATTGGAATTTTGTTCATGATTTTTATGCTGGTATTTTCAAAAAGATTGCTAAAGTTTTCAAATCTTGGACTAGTGCAATCTCAAAAGCATGGACTAATTTCAAGAATTGGTTCGGTAAAAAGTGGAAAGGCATGTGGAATGGTGTTCATGATTTCTTCTACGGAATAACTAAAAAATTAAGCAAGACTTTCAGTGGCTGGACTTCTGGAGCTATGGACACTCTAGGAAGTTTTGGCGATAAATTTAAATCTGGTTGGAATGGACTTGTTAAAGGCGTCAAAAACATTTTTAGTGGTTTATGGGATGACTTAAAAGGCTTTGCTAAAGATGGCATGAATAATGTCATTGATATAATCAATCATGGTATCGATGCGGTTGATAGTGTTATCCATGCGTTCGGTGGTAAGAAGAAGACTATTGCTGATTTAGGCCATGTTAATTTTGCCACTGGTACTGGTATGTTTAGTGGGTCACGTAACCCAATTACCAAGCCTACTATGGCAATGCTTAATGATGGTAATGATAGCCCGCAAACTGGCAACAAAGAAATGATTATGCTACCTAACGGCGATTCAGGTATTGTACAAGGTCGTAACACTAAGATGATGTTGCCCGCTGGTACAGAAGTATTAAATGCTAGTGAGACAGCCATGTTAATGAGTATGCAGGGCGTGACTAAGTATGCCAAAGGTACTGGATTTTTTGGTGATATTTTAAACGGTGTTACTAGCGGTATTTCAGGCGTGACTAACTGGGTTGGTAAAAAGGTTGGCAGTTTAGAGAAGTTCTTTAAGACTGCCACTAACATCATTGCACACCCAATTAAATCACTCGAAAACTTGTTTAGCTGGTCTTCGAAGGGCGTTTCAGGTGTCATGAGTAACATTGGCCACGGTCTATTTGATGGTGCTGAGAAGCAAGCCAAGACGTGGTGGTCAACACTTTGGTCAATGGTTGATCTTGACGGTGGTGGTGGTATGGGAGGCCCTTGGGCTAAAGCTCCCGGCAGAGGTTGGACGCTAACTTCAGGATTTGGTAATCGTGGAGCAGTATCAGGTGGTTTTTCTGCGCATGATGGTAACGACTTTTCTGGTGGTAAGACTGTCCATGCTATGCACCCTGGAGTTGTTTGGCGCGTTGGTGGTGCACCAGCTGGTTGGGGCGGTGCTAACGGGATTGGTCAATCAATTGTTACTAAAGCTAAGGACGCCTTCGTTATCTATCAAGAGCTTAATGGTAAGTATAATAGCGGTGCGGATATCTTAGTTAAAAAGGGTGACACAGTCAAAACTGGTGATGCTATTGCTAAATTAGGGTCTAGCGGCACCCACGTTCATGTCGGTGTTTCAAAATCAAATCCATTTAGCCACTCGGGGTCAACAACAGCTGGTTGGCTAGACATTCTAAAAATGAAGGCAAGTTCTTCAGATGAAAAGGACACTTCAGCTAGTTCAGCTTTGCAAAAGTTAGTTAAAAAACAAGTTGGTGGTGGATTCTGGAAGTTTATTAGTAAGATTGCCAGCATGTTTGGTAGTGATGGTGGAAGTGGTGACTCACCTTCTGGGCATATGAGTATGAGCAAATTTACTAGTATTGCTAATCAAGCCGCTAGAATTGGTGGGGTTAACTTATCGGCTAACGATATCAAGAGATTGTATTGGCAAGCACATGTTGAATCTGGTGTTAATCCTGCTACTGGTGGCGGTTATGATGACCATGACGGTACAGGATTACCTGTTGGATTATTCCAGTATAAAAAAGGCACATGGAATGCATGGGCTAAAGCTGGTCACAAGAATATTCATTCAGCACTTGATCAAATTATAGCTGTTATCCGTGATAGTAATTGGAGAAGTGATTTAGCACCATATGGGGTTACTCGTGGTTGGGGACCAACTGGTCATAAACGATTTGAGTACGGTGGCATTATCAATACTAACCAGTTAATTGAAGTCGCTGAACATAACAAACCTGAAATGGTGTTGCCATTGACTAACAAATCACGAGCTAACCAATTAATCACCCAAGCTAATCAAATTGTAAATGGCAGCAATGATAGCCAAGTTGCATCTATTGATAGTGATAGCAATAAAAAGCTTGATAAACTAATCAGCTTAATGACCGCCATCTTAGGCAACATGGGTAATGTACAAGCCGTCATTGCTAAATCTGACGTGGTTAATGCCGTTAAATCGGATAATAAGACAGCTTCACAATATTCACAAATGATGGGGTACTAATCAAAGGGTTGTCCTTAATTGGACGCCCTTTTTACATAACTAAACTTAAAAGGAGGTTAAATCGTGACCTTACAACGAGACGATTTTGAATATGCCGGTTTAAATAGCCGGGACGATTTACAAATTGAGATGGGTAACGTGGTATTACCTAGTGCACCAGCCATGGCTGAAGAAGTGACTGACATACCGGCTATGTATGGTAATCAGTTTAATGGTACTAACTTTACCAGCCGAACAATTAGTATACCGGTATCCATTTACTGCGCTGATAATCAAGACGCCTTTAATCAGAAAATGCACAATTTGAGTGGTCTGCTATTAAGTGATGACCCTAGTGATAATGGTAAAGAATACCCACTAGTATTTGGTTTTGAACCTAAAGTAACATATTGGGGACATATTACCGCAATTAGTGATCCAGCTCCAATTAACCCGGGGATGTATGACATGACGCTTACGATTACCTTTGTACAGTCTGACCCACGTGCAACCCTGCCACAAGTTCAGAAGCCTTTAAATAACGGCTTAAACACGATTACTGTTGATGGCACTGCACGAACAGCACCGGTTGTTCAAGTTATACCTAAACGGCCGTTAAAATACATTGGTTTCAATCTTAATGGCGGTCAGTTTGGTTTAGGGCCGGAAGCTCCTAATGATCAAGCTAGTGCTATTCAACCCGATGTTCCAGTAATCAATGATCCTATTGCTAGTATGGGAATGTGGACTAACGATGCTAATGCCATTAGTGGTATTAAGACCGATGATAAGTACAAGTATCAAGGTAGTGCTGAAATAAATACGGATACAACCGTCATGAAAGTGGCAATTGCGAATGGCCTCAAAGACTTTGGGAAAATGCCAACTAGTTCGAATGATGTCGCTTGGCTAGGCCCAACTTATCGGTATACTGGGATAACTCAGGCTTTAACCAACTATCGTGTTCGTGCTGGGTTACACCATATGCGATATTCAGGCACTCATAACGGGCGGGCAATGGGAAAAGCACAATTTTCATTGCTCGATGCTAGCGGTAATACGATTGGCCGTTTTGTCATTGGCGACCATATGCAAGGTGGTAAGACCTATGTGGCGTTGCAGTTGTGCAAGCCGGGAAGTACATTTGATGATGGCAACTATAAAACACTTTACTGGGGATATGGGCCAAGTGGTGCATTTACCAATAAAAAAGACGAAAAAGTTAAGATTAAAACTGGAACAACCACTAAAACAGTGACTAAAATCAGCAGGTCTAAGCGTGGCAAGGTGACAAAGAAATCAATCAAAAAGACTGTGGATAAGTATATTACAACCGTTAACAAAGAAGAAAGAGACTGCTTAACCAATGTTTGGGTATTTATGGACTTTACGAAAGCCGGGAATGTTTATACGTGGGAACTGCATCAATATAGTCTTTATGATGGCCATCCTTATCACAATCGAAACAAGTATTTAATTGCGAGTGGTCGCTGGGTAGATACTAACAATGAATATGAGTCGGCCTTAGGCGGGTTTGGTCAAACATTCCTAAAACACCCTATCACGGAAGACATTAACAAAGTGCCATACACGGCACCTTATATGACTCTTACCGATTTACAAGTATGGCAACACACTCAGCCACAACCGAATGAACCGACTTATATTGCTAATGCAGGGGAAGAAATCGTCATGGATTGTGATACTGATACCGTAACCGTCAATGGACGCTTGGTATCGCCAGTATGGTCAACCGATTATCCGCAATTAAATCCGGGTGTTAATGGGCTGACTATGGTTGGCGACCTAGATGATGCTCAAATGACGCTTAAATATCTGCCCAAACTATTATAGCAACACTTTAAAGGCTTCCCTCAAATGGGTGGCCTTTTTACATAATTAAAATAAGGAGGTTAATAGATGGCTTTAACTAACCAGTATTTAATTCTAAATCCAAGTTTGAAACGGATTGGCACCCTAACCGTTGACGGTGCTACTAAATTTTCAAACGACAGCGTTAAAATTCAACTTGCCGATTCAGATACAACTAGTACCTCCTACGATGATGACGCCAATGTAGGAACTAAGGACAGCTACACCGGCACTGTTAATTTAAATGCTCAATCTAAAAAGTTCGACCATCAAGGATCATTAGACGTGCTTCAAGGTCAGCCGGATTCAGATAAAGTAGTCGCTGGCAATAATCTTGCCTATTATGATGCCTTGTCGGGGCATTGGTATGTGATGCACATTTATAGTGTTGAGGAAAACAATACAGCCGCTACTAAGCATGTCACAACTGCTAACTTCACTAATTTGTGCCTATTCACGTTGGCACATCATTATCCAATTGCGATGACTGATTCAGATACAGCAATCAATGCCGCCTTTACAAACGTGTTCAGTGATACTGGCTGGGCACTCAAATTTAATACAGTCAACGCAATGACTCCACATATCTCAATTGATGGAAAGACTAAAGCATCAGCACTACTACAAACGCTATTGCAGGCCTATAACGTGGAAGCTGATTGCTACGTTGAGATTGACTCACAAGGTAACGTTCAATCGAAGACTTGTGAAATTGTCGACCAGTTGAATGTCGACAAGGTTTATAACGAAGCAATCTTCGGTAAAAATATCACTAGCATTAAACGCACAACCGTATCAACACCAATTACTAAGCTGATTCCATATGGGCTTAACGGCAGCATGATTACATCAGTCAATAATGGAAAGCCCTATATAGTTGACGATGAGGCTAATCAGAAATACAACCCTGATTGGCAAAGCGGGCTTTATTATGAGGGTGTAATTACTGCTAACACCATTGACCATGCGGCTGGGTTAAAGTCGTGGGCTGAACAGATGTTACAGCTCTTCAATCACCCGAGAACATACTATGAGGTTAATGTAACGCCAACTTTTAACCCACCATTAGGTGCCACCATTCGCTTTAAGGATGATCAAATTACACCAGCCCTCGATGCCAGTGGTCGGGTAATACAACGAACAACCTCATTTGCCAATCCATATGGTAATACCGTCGGCTTTGGTGAATACGTTACGGTGCCAGTTGCCACTCCAGCTTGGTTGCAAGGCTATCAAAGTGCCATTAGTAGTGCCATTGAGAAGGCAAAGGAGGACGCTAGCTCGGTTAAACCGGTTGCTTTAACTCCTGACGGCAACAACTTTACTGATACCAGTCAAACTAAACGGTTAATCTTGCAGGCTTGGGAAGGTAGCACTAATATTTCAGCCTACATTGATAGTAAAGGATTTATTTGGCATCGTTATAATACCGACGGTACTCTTGATACTAGTTTCAATCAAACTGGCTATTTAATACAGGCACCCTATAGTGCTGTTGGTACTTTGCACGGCACAATTGAGACTAATTACATTCAAGATGAACCAGAGGTTAAGTTACAAACTAGTGCTATTAGTAACTTAGGTAGTTTCGCTGCAGACGATAGTATCCTAGGAATAACTGGCGCAGCACAATATATGTGTCCTTTGAGCAACGGTCAGTATATAACTAGCCGATCAAATGCAAATAACGATGTTATGTTTGTCTTACATGACGCTAATTTTAAGCCAATTAGTAAGATGGTTGTTTCACAAGGCGGGCATGGAGCTAGTTTTTCAATCGAAGAAGTAAATGGAACGGTTTATATTTGGTACGCAGTTAAGTCTAGTTCAAGCGCTGACCAATTTGCAATTAGCCGGATACCATACCTTACTAACGTGACTCTAAGCAATGATGATACTCGTATTACCCGATTTTGCACTGTAAATCGTTATATAAGAATGAATGTCGATTTCAAAAATGGATATGTACTATGTAGTTACTTACATGGTGAACAGAATGTACTACGACTCGATGATGTTAAACAAGGTAATTTCAACGTATTATATAGTTTTGACGCTACCAACTATGGTTTTAACCCGAACCAACAAACTTACCAATCACAAGGCATTGATTTTCCATATGTGTACTTCCAATCGGGTGATTATAACATGAAAGACCCTCGTATGGTGTACGCAGTTAATGTTATTCATGGTGGGCAAGAATTCGCCTCTAACTACTTGCTGGATATGGATTTAGGGTTAACCGATGACGTTGCCGAACCTGAAACGTGTAACATTATCTATAACCAGAATAACCAGCCGGAGCTATTAGTTACCTTTAATTGTGGTTCTTTAGAACGCGCCTTTGTAATACCAATTAAAGAACGTTTGCCAATGATTGAGGAGGGAGGTGAATAAAATGGCAGAATCTAATCCAACTCAGGTCATTCTAACAGATGATGGCCTCAAAATTATCAAAGCGCAAAATACCGCTAATGAAGCAGTGGGTAACGTAAATGATATTAATAGTGATAACAAGCTTACTCCTAGCGAAAAATTAAAATTAAAACAAGAATATGATAAAGATGTTGAGCTTTATAACATTGATATCGAACAATTAAAATCCGTTGATTTGCCTACAACAGAATTAGAAACTGCTATGAGTAATTTGACGGATTTTGTAACTCCATTGTTCAAAGAAATGAATAGAACTTCAACTGTAGACAGAGACGCTTTGGATAGTGCATTTACAGCTTTTGCTACAGCAGATAAAAACGCATCTCAAGCCTTTGTTAATATGGTTCAACAAGTAGCAGATGATGCTAAAAAAGCTGGAGATGATGCAAAGGAAGCCGGCGAGAAAGCACAAGAAGCCGGGGAAGAAGCTAAAGCATCAGCTGACCAAGCAAAAGCAGATGCCACTCAAGCGAAAGCAGACGCAGCTACTGCTCAACAGAAAGCTCAGTCTAGTATTGATCAATTTAATGCCCATTTACCAGATATTGATGAAGCATTAAGCACCGCCAACTTAGTTAAACAAAACGTTACTAAATTAAGTGATACTACAGAACAATATCATAATGAGTACACCACAGGCATTCAGAATATAGTTAAAACGATTGATGATATTACAGTTGGTGGGACTAACTTAATTAAAAACAGCAAGTTTGATGACAAGATGAATAACTGGCGTATCTGGTGTCCGCAAGGTATAGGGACAAGTACGGTAGAAATTGATCCAACTGGTGGTGGCGGTGATTGGCCAAGACAGGCAATTTATTCAGCTAAGATTGTTAATACAGAAGCTGATAAAAACAACCAGTTCGGTATTGCTCAAGATAATATTCCGGTAGAGCCCAACACTGAATACACATTTCAGCTTTTTAATGATGGCGCCGATCCAATTACTATCCAGCGTGGGAATGGTAGTAATGATCCGTATGTAGCAGAAGTTCTTGGTAGTCATAGAACAACTTGGACTTTTGAAATTCCAGCAGATGTATACAACACCAATATCTATATCGGTTTTAACGCAGGACAATCGGGTACAGCTTTGATATCTTTAACAAAACTAGAAAAGGGTAATAAAGCCACTGATTGGTCGCCAGCTCCAGAAGATCTAGCAACTAGCACTGAAATTGACCAGTTAAATAATGCAATTAAGCTGAAAGCTGACTCGGCCGATGTAACATCGCAAATCACGGTAGCTACTCAAGGCGTACAAACTGACGTAACAAATAAAGTTAGCAATTTAAATACTCAAATTAGTCAAACATCAGATGCGGTTCAAATTTTAGCTAGCACAGTGGGTAGTAAAAACCTTGTATATAATGCAACGTTTGAACAAATGGCAAATGGTTTTCCTGTGGGGTGGACTAAGAGTGGTAGTGCATCTAGTGAGACAGGATATGTTTCAAGTGTTCCAGCATCTTCATATCAGGGTAGACCTTCTATTGAGGTAAACACATCGAAAGAAATGGGCTGGGTAATGTTTGCACAATCAGACCCACAACCATTACCGGTTGATAATAGTACAGATGCCACCAACAATGTTTACAGTGCTTCAATGATGGTTAAGATATACGGTGATGGTGGGGCTAAACCAAATGGGCATGTTCAGGTTGTTTTGGCTTTTTTTGATGCTAACAAGAAACGAATCGAAAGTAATGCTAAAGGTATTTGGTCTAAAACCGCAGCCGACAGTAAGGAACAATGGCAGTTAATTAAGGTTGAAAACTTAGCTCCTGTAGCAAGTGCAAAATATGTAGCCATTCAAGCATTCGTTTATGGTGTGCCAACACATGCAGTGATTAACCAACCAATGATTAATCTCGGAGCAACAGCACAACCTTTTAAACCTGATATGGTCAACCAAGCTTCTATCACGGCTTCAATTGGTAATATTAATTTAGGCGTTAAGAATGCGGATGGTTCTTCATCACAAGTAAATATTAACAATAACACTATTTTACTAGACGCTAATAAAATTATTATTGATGGTAAGACAAGCATTTTAGATGGAACAATTGGAACAGCTAAGATTGCCAACGCTGCAATTAATACAGCACAGATTGCAGATGGAGCTATTAATAATGCTAAGATTGCGAATGCAGCTATCAATGATGCCAAGATATCGAATCTTAATGGTAATAAGATTGTTGCCGGCAGTATTGCTGCTAACAAAATTAATGTTGATGATTTAATCGCTAATGGTATTAATACTAAGACCTTAACGTCTGTCAATTTGAACACAAGTACGTTGACCACTCCACAACTCAACCTAGGATTGAACGGGACGTTTACCGAAGATTTTGATTACACGCAACCTACTACAATGTTTTTACCAAAGAAAAATAAGGGAAACTTGACCTTTAACCATGGTGTACTTCAATCCGAAGGCAATATGCAAACCTACGTCAATGGTCAATGGGGTGGTATGAATGATAACCTAGTATTTCAATCTGGAATTAATAATGCACAATGGACTGAAGTTGCACCAGGATATATCAAACTAGATTTGTACAAACAAAACGGTACTGACATTGCACAGCGTACCTATTCCGACCCGACCGGTTTTTATTACACTTCTACGTTAGGCGATAAATCTTATTTAGGTAACGTTTTACAAACTGCACAAGTTCAAACTGCTAGTGTGCTTACTAAGTATATTGGTCCAAGTGATGGACAATTACGTCTACAGATTGGCAGTAACGGTAACGACTACGGTTTACAAGTTGGATCTTATGCTGGAAGTGAAGCAGTCCTAAGTGACTTCATATATAACTCTACTTTCAGTGCTTCGCCAAATGTTTATATCACATCGGGTGGACACCTTATGAGAACAACTTCCGCTTCAAAGTACAAGTACAACATTAAAAATCCGGATATTGAAACAACCTTGGGTGATAGATTGTTAAATGTACATTTAGCAACATGGAACGATAAACGTGCTGTAGATTCATACGCAGAACAACTAAGTACGGGAGAAGAAAGAGAAAAGTCTTCAATTGATAAATATTATGGTCTCATTGCTGAACAGCTAAGAGATGCTGGTTTAGATATGTTCATTGATTACGGTAAAAACCATGAAATAGAGGGCATTCGATATGATAGAGCGTGGATTCCACTTTTGTCTGTGATTAGAAGATTAAACGACAAAGTTAATGAATACGAATTAAGAATTAGTAAATTGGAGGGAAAAATCAATGAATGATTTTCAAATAACTAACATTACAATTGCAAATAGTAATGATAAGGGAACTGAAGTTAATTTGCGTAAGATTGGTTATTCTGGAACCTTTTCAGATAGTTCACACTTAGAAGGATTCATTATGATGAGTGAAGACAAATTTTTCACCACAAATTATGCAGATTTAAAAAACATTGTAGCAAATCAAATTATTAAAAATTTAGGAGGAAACAAAGATGAGTAAGAAAGTTAAGGAAACAGCTAACAACTCTAATGAAGAAAAAGTTACCGAATTAAATAATAAGATTGCACAACTGGAAAGAACTAATCGAGTTTTATCTCAATTAAGTAATGATCGTAATGAAAGAATCAGCCAATTAGAAATTGAAGTTGCAACATATAAAACAATCAATAGTAAGACTGTCTAAAATAGACAGTTTTTTATTACAAAAATTTAGGAGGAATAAACATGGCATTATCAACTAATCAAAGTATCTCATTAACTGGTGCATCAACGATTAATAGTGTACAGGTAGCAACATTCTCAACTGTAGTATCTAAAGGATTATCATACACATCGGTATCAACACAAATTACCGACCAAGACTTATATGAAAATAATAAGGCTGAGGTACGCAAAGATCGGGATGATTTTCAAACGGTAGCCGATAACTTAGCTGATAGCCTAGATTCAGGCTCCGTTAAAAGCACTGGACAAACAGCCTAACAATTAAAAAATAAAAGGAGGCACCTAAAGATGGCAAAAACGCTTAGTTTTACTGATACTTCACCACAAACGGTAAAAATTGGCGATACTACCACCAGTTTTACGTTAATTTGTGGCAATGATAATGTGGCAACGGACTTAACTAATGTTACTTCAATTACCGCTAAATTGGGCAACGATAGTGGCTATCTTAAATCGGCCACTGTTAATCCGGCTAGTTTAACTGACCCAACAACTGGTCAGATTGTACTAGCTTTAACAGCAGATTTAATGGCCGGATTAAAAGCGGGAGACTATCAGCTAGAAGTCTGGGTGGTTGATAGTACCGGTACGTCAATTTACCCTAGTGAGTCAACGTTACAATTCCAAATTAATAATAGTCTTGAATAGGAGGCAAATAATTGAATAAACGCAAATTAAGGGCGCTCATCTTAATGTTGGGCGCTATTTTTATGGCCTTTTTTATGGTCAATACTACGAGTCATGCTGCTCGAATGGATATGGTCGACGTGTCGAATAACAACGGATACATGTCAACGGCAGAGTATGTTTCCATGCGTAACGAGTTCGGTGTTAAGGCTGTTACGGTCAAGATCAGTGAAGGTGGTACGTACAAGGATCCGTATGCTGCCAGCAACATTGCAAATGTCCAAGCAGCGGGAATGTATATCAATGGTTACCATTTTGCACACTACGCCACTAAAGCTCAAGCGATTGCCGAAGCTGACTTTGCCGGTAAAACGGCTAAAGTAGCAGGGCTGCCAGTTGGCGCGGTATTAGCAACCGACGTCGAAGCTGAGGAACAAAATTACCAATCCAAAGCAACCAACGACCGCAATAATGCCACCTTCATGAAAGAGATTCAGAAATTTGGCTATCGGGCCGACATTTATACTTCCGGATCGTGGGCTAACAACAAAATGACCATCAAGAATAAAACTGGCTGGATTGCTGCCTACCCGTATGTGGTTAGTGGCAAGAACTGGTATTCAAATAACCACGCATGGCAGTGGTCATCAACGGCTAGATTCCGCATCAGCTATGGTGGCTTTGATGTTAGCGAATTAAATAGCAACTACTACACTGCTGGTCAAAAATCAACAGTCAAGCCGACTAATAAAGGTGCAGTTAAGGCCAACAACAAAAAAGCCAACAAACACACTTACAAGCAATCTGCGTCATTCAAGTGGATCAAGGAAGCTAAAACTTACACACTCAAGACGGCGGTCAAGCTGCACACAAGCACGTCAACGTCATCAAATGTAATCACTATTTTGCCAGCTGGGACCACGGTAAAGACTGATCAAGCCATTATTAAGGGCGGATATCGCTGGGTACGTCAGCCACGTTCTTATGGCTATGGATATCTAGTAACCGGCCCGACAAGCAATACGTTGAAATATGTAAAGAGTAGTACAGCTCACACGTATTACACTGTTAAGTATGGCGACAGTTGGTGGTCAATCGCACAACGTACCGGCCTAAGCATGGCTGCGTTAGCTAGTCAGAATGGAAAGACAATTTATACCACTATCTATCCTGGGCAGCGATTGGTGGTGAGATGATGTCACAATACGATGATACAACTAAGCTATTAATGGATATTCAAAAGGATGTGACTACCACCAAAACTAAAGTTGAGAACATCGAAGAAAAATTGAATCAAGTTGATGATATTGGCAAAAAAGCAGAAAAGGCACTAGCCAAATCAATTGAGGTCGAACATGAGATAGGACGGATTACTCAGATTCAGAATTGGGTTATCGGTGTCTTGATTAGTGGCGTGCTCGTCACGTTAGTTATTTATATCGCAGAAAAGTTTTTATAGGAGGATATTATGAAAAAAATTAGTTTTAAGAATGCTGATGGAAGCTTAAATGGTAAATTGATTGCTGGAATTATTTCATTATTGATTGTGCTAGTTCAGCAAGTGTTGGCTGTATTTGGTGTTAAGTTTACTGGCGACTGGTCAGCCATTGTTGGCGTTATTAACACGGTTCTAACCATCCTCGGTATGCTGGGCGTTATTACTGACGTTCAAACAGTGACAGCACCAGCGGTTGACAATGATGAGGAAAGTCAAGTTGAAGCGACTGCTAATAAGGTTGCTGATGAAATACAGGCACCAACATCCGCAGCTGCTACAGTGAATAGTTCTGCAGCTTCTGAAACCGAATCCGCCTCACAAGCAAGTCAAAAATAGTATAATTAATCCCCTGCGCTTCGGCGTGGGGGATTTTTTGTATTTAACTATTGACAGGTGTCATATATAACATTACATTATGGTAACGAGTCTGATAAAGAAAAGAGATAATGTTAAATGTTTGGAAATTTATTAAAGTTACTAGGTTTAAGTCGTTGGTATCACCATGAGCAACATGCAGATAAATCAAACGCCCGTAAAGCTAGTGGCCAATCAGCCTTTTCGTATGATGATCTCAAAGGATTACGCAAGTTTGCATTCTGGTTATTTGTGTTCAGCATAGTTTTAAATTGGGGATTTGTTGGTGCGGTTAGTTTGATTGCATGGTTAGCCATGTGGGTTGTTAGCCTGCTATTTTAA